AGGGTCGACTTGGCGTTACCCCGAGGCACCTCGATATACGAGCGCCGAAAGCGCCGCGTGCCATTGGGTTTGACCCAGCCGAACACCGTTGTCAGGATGAAGGCTTGCCAGGGCTCCAGATGAATCGGCTCGCCTGCCAGCGGCCCCTTCACATGGGGCAAGCGCTCAATGAATGCGCACAGGTTGTCGGCTGGCTGAAAGCTTCTGCCGTCCTTGTCCGTGAGCTTGGGGTTGAAAAGGTAGGGGCTGGCTTTTCCTTTGAACTTGGCGAGGTCATCCAGTTGTCGCTGGCAGGCCCGCTGCACCCAGCGGCAAGCCAGGACTTCCCCGGCCACCACCTGCTCGGCGTACCGCTTGGCGCTTATCGCGTAGTCGCTAGCGCGATCTTTGGTTCGAGCGCTCATCTGATTTGACAAGTGATACCGTTATTGATACCATTTGGTGATGAGCGGCACCGAAAAAATCCTTGAGCAGATGCGCAAAGCGCCCACCAACGTTCGCTTTGCCGATCTTCAAAAGGTGTGCGAGGCGTATTTTGGGAAGCCCAGGCAAAGCGGCAGCAGTCACGCTGTCTACAAGACACCCTGGCAGGGAGATCCGCGGGTAAATATTCAAAACGACAAAGGCAAGGCAAAGGCTTATCAGGTCCGGCAGGTGCTGCTGGCCATCGAACGTCTAGGAGCATAGGCATGAACATCAATCACTACACTTACCGAGTCACCTGGTCTGGCGAGGACAACGAGCACGTTGGGCTTTGCGCAGAATTTCCCTCGCTGTCCTGGCTCGCACCCACCCCTGAAAAAGCGCTCTCGGGCATTCGCCGGGTGGTGGCCGATGCGGTGGCCGACATGGAGGCCTCGGGGGAGCCAGTTCCTGAAGCACTGGCAGAGAAAAAGTTCAGTGGTCGCTTCATGGTTCGCATTCCGTCATCGGTGCATAGGGCTTTGGCCACGGAGGCTGCCGAACAGGGTCTGAGCATCAATCGCCTGGTATCGGCCAAGCTGACGGCCTGACTGACTGCGTGCAGCGCACGCCTTACCCGGCAATTTGCGCCCAGGGGTCCTCGACGTCCGAGACGGTGCTTTCTGCCGCGCCAAGTCGCGCGCGTGAGCTCGGCGTAAAGCCCAACTCCGCAGCCAACATAGTCATATCCTTGAGGTAGGCCCTGGCCGCCGTCGAGAACGGGTTGTGCATAACCGGGCGGTCTTTGGCGTCCAGACCTGCGAGTTTGGCCCCGCGCACTGGAATGACGTCGGACTTGGCCGCCAGCCTGATGTTGTATTCGTAGCGATAAGCCGCGTTACACCACGCCGCCAAAAGGTAGATGTCGAGTTTGCGCAGCAGGCCGCGCGGCGCATGCGCGATCGCGTGGTCCCAGTAAGGCTTGGCCTCATCGAGCAACATGCCTGGCGCGGCGTCTTCAGCCAGCGCCTCGGGCTGTTGCAACACAGATGCTTTGGCGTTGATGGGTCTTTTGCCCGGATTACCTTTTAGCAGTTTGAGTTCTATCGGCGCCGGTTTGCGCCCCCTTGTGGCCATGCTTTCCTCTTTCTATGGCGCGGTTTAACCACGTCAGTTCTTGCGCCCTCACGCCCACTCGGCCAATCAAGTCATCCCTCACCCGAATAAGGGCATCCTGGGTCAACCGCAAACGCATCCAATCTGAATCGGTCATGGCCAATATATCTTCGATGTCCGCAGCCATGCTTTTGAGGTCCGCATCTGTCACCTGCACCGACAGCCAGTCGGCATCGGTGACGGCCATCTGGGTCAACTCCGTCTCATCAAAGGTCGCGCCCAGCAGTTCATCGGCATCGGGCGACCCGCGGACAGCTTCATTTCCTATCATCAGATCCCCCTTGCTACTCAATGCTTGCCACCTCCGAAATAGGGGGTCGTGAATTTCGCGGTCACAAAAATTTGGGCAGGCGAGCGCATCTTCGCCGCCCAACCGTAGAGATTCGACCCCCCTACCTCGTGGGCAAGGGGGTCTAGCGCCGGCCGGCAGTCTCTCTGGCCGTCTTGCAGTTGTGGCAAGAGACGCAGAGAGGCTGCAGGTTGGCCCTATCAAAGCGGGCACCGCCGTCCTTGAGCGGCACCACGTGATCAACCACCCCAGCCGCAACCAGGCGACCGTGGTCCTTGCACGCCAGGCACAGGGGGCTTTCACGAAGCACCGCCGCCCTCAGCACCCGCCAGCCCTTGGACTGGTAGAAGCCGACCTCAGCGTCAAAGCCACGCCTGGCCCGCCCGTAGTCACGGTGCGCGCTGGCTCGGTGCTGGGGACAAAAGCCCGGGCTTGCCAGTACCGCCCCGCAGCCGGGGTAACGGCAGGGAGTTGGGGCACTTCTGGGCATGTTGGGGGGTTGATCAAGAAATAAGCGACAGAAGCTCTGGATTGACTTGGCTTCGTCGGGAAGAAGAGCGTTCATACGAACGTCATCAACAACCGCAAGGAAAACCATGTCTTACAGCAGCACCAGGTTCACGGTCGATGAACTTGGGTTCATCCAAACCGCCCTGACCAAAGTTCTCATCGCAGCCGCCGCTGGGGAACTTGACCTCAACCGCCTGGCTCGCGAAGAACTCGCCTCTCGAGGCCTGGACCTCGAAGGCAACTGGGTGGGCTTTGATCGAGCCCGTCGGATTCACAAGTTGGAGGGCAATGCGTGATGAACGCCCAAGCCCGTGACCAACTCTTGCAACGCATTGCTGCCGAGCATCTCTTTGTCGAGACGCTGGAGACACGCAACAGCGACCGACTCGACTTCTACGACGTAAGCGTTTGGGGAATCCGCCAAGCCCTCATCGACGCTTTCGAAGCTGGACGCCATGCCAGCAGCAACCACACCCCCAACTGAAATGGAGACGTCATGTCCAGCAAACTCACACCCACCCAGCACGCCATCCTCACGCATGCTCTGGCCCAGACACAGGGCAAGGTCCTTTGGTTTCCAGATGCCCTCAAGGGTGGGGCCAAAGACAAAGTCACTGAGAGCCTGCGCAAGGGCGGCTTCATCGCTCAGGTCAAGCGCGAGACTGTCGTCACCAAGGCGGGCTACGAGGCACTAGGGCTTAAGCCACCGTTCATTGAGCATCGAGCAGTCAGAACCCGTGAGACCAGCAAACAGGCCACTGTGATCGCGATGCTCAAGCGAACCGAGGGCGCCACCATCGATCAAATCTGCGAGGCCACTGGCTGGCAACCGCACACCGTGCGCGGTGCAATGGCCGGGGCACTCAAAAAGAAACTCGGACTGGACATCCAGTCCAGCAAAGAATCCGGCGGCGACCGGATCTACAAAATCTCAGCCTGATCAACCGCGGCGAGTGCCTCATCCGCAGGCTCTCCCAGGCGGGTGGCTTTTTTCCCGGTGAACTCTTCCCAACGTTTGACGATCACATCCACGTACTTGGGGTCGAGTTCGATGAGCCGGGCTCTGCGTCCAGACTTCTCGCAAGCAATCAGCGTCGATCCTGATCCGCCAAAGGGGTCCAGCACCAGGTCCCGGGTCTTGCTGCTGTTGCGGATCGCTCGCTCGACCAACTCCACCGGTTTCATGGTGGGGTGAAGGTCGTTCTTCGCGGGCTTCTTGACGTTCCACACATCACCCTGATCGCGAGCGCCGCACCAGTAGTGATCGGCACCGTCTTTCCACCCGTAGAGGATGGGTTCGTACTGCCGCTGGTAGTCGGCGCGGCCAAGCGTGAACGTGTTCTTCGCCCAGATGATGAAGGTGGACCATTTACCACCAGCGGCGCGAAACGCAGCTTGCAGGGTATCGAGTTCACTTGAGGACATGGCGATGTACACCGCACCCTTGGTACGGGTGAGGATGTTGTCGCAAGCGTCGAACAAGAAGCTGCCGAACCCTTCGCCCAGGTTGTCGTTCATGATGGGGCGGTTTTTGCCGCGCATCTTGTCCTTGGCGGTGTTGGCGTAGTTCACGTTGTAAGGCGGGTCGGTGAAAGTCATGTCCACCAACTCCTCGCCGAGCAAGGCTTGATAGTCGTCGGCCTTGGTTGCATCGCCGCACAGCAGCTTGTGCTCACCGAGCACCCAGATGTCACCTGGCTTGGAGACCGGAGACTCGGTGACCTCAGGTATTGCATCCTCATCGGTCAAACCGTCTTGGGTCTTCTCTTCGCCAGCAATCAGCGCCTCCCATTCCTCAGTGGAAAAGCCAGTAAGGCCAAGGTCAAAGCCAGCGTCTTTCAACTCGGACAACTCGATGCCAAGCAGTTCGTCCTCCCAAGATGCGTTCTCACCAATCTTGTTGTCGGCCAGGATCAATGCGCGGCGCTGGGTGTCGGTGAGGTGCTCCATGGGCACCACGGGAACCTCGGCAAGACCGAGTTTGCGTGCAGCCAGCAACCGACCATGGCCGGCAATGACGTTGTTCGCGCCATCGATCAGGATGGGTGCACCCCAGCCAAACTCACGAATGCTGGCGGCGATCTGAGCCACCTGAGCGTCGGAATGCTGCTTGGCATTGCGCGCATAGGGGATCAAAGAATCGACCGCGCGGTATTCGAGTTTGATGGGGTTCATGAAGGCCTGAAATGAAAAACCCGCCTCGCAGCACTGGGTGCATGGGGCGGGTTTGAAGGGCAGAAAACAAAACGCCCACCGAGGCGAACTGGGTGGGCGTGATTTGAGTGATTAGCTGAATCGTATCTCATCGATATATATCGGTCAAGCACTTTCAGCGTGAATATCCGTAGTGAACTGCAAGCACCGCGAGCGCACCGACCAGGATGCCTTTGGCCTCGTACTGATTGAGCGTTCGCCCGTTCCACCCCTCAACGGCGGACCACTCTTTTACGCTGCGGCCCAGACCTGCCACATGCCAAACGGCGCAGCCACCCGGGCTGCTGATTCCGCCAACTGCGTCGAGCGCCTCATGCATGCGCTTGCGCGCCCAGACCACCCGCTCGGTCATGCTGTCCTTCCACTGGCCGCCGGGAATGCGGGTGAGCGGCGGAGCGCCTGCCGGATCCATCTGGGCAAATACAAAGGTTCGGTTGAAGTCCTGTCCTGCGTCGTGCATTTGAGGCGTGATCGAGCCGTTGCGCAGCAAGATGCCCAGGGAGTCGATGCAGCGAAAGTGCTCGGTGCGGTAGCTCGTACCCTCTTCAGCGAGGCTATTCCACTCGGCAAGCCTGCCACCGGCCAGGTGAACGACGCTGCCGTGCTCCAGGGGTTGCGTGACCGGTTTTTTAGCCATGACGGGCACCTCCCGCAGTGCGCCCGGTGTTTTGCACCAATGCCCAGTCCAGGACGGCCAAGGCATCAGCCTCGTTGTCATCGGCCACCAGGTAGCCTCGGGCACGCACGCCAGAGACCATCTCGGACTTGCCAGCGTTCCCCTTGCCGGTCACATGACGCTTTATCGTGCCCACGGGGACGCCCTGGTACGGGATCTTTTGGTGCTCGCACCAGCTGGTCAGCGTTGCCAGAAAGCCGCCGTAGGCGTGCGCGGCATCGACCCCAAGGTGACGGCGCACCTCCTCGAAATAAACCGCGTCCAGCCCGGATGCAGCGCCTCTCGGGGCCGTCGTAGCCAGGAGTTCATCGAGCCAGCGACGAAAACGCAGGTAGCGCATGCCGCCGCCTTCGAATCGTTGGGGCTTGAAGCTGACATAGCCGTGGGTGACCGAGCGATCCGGCAGGCTCAGCGCCCAGCCAGTCGTAGTGCCCAGGTCCAGCGCCAGAACGGCTTGGGATGCGGCGTTGGGTTGTGAATCTTGTGGGCGATACATCGGGGAAGTCCTCCAAGGGTGCGAACAAGCGCTCGTGCCAACTTGTTCAAGCGACCTGGAGGAGCTCAGGCATCGCCGGGTCAGGGCTGGTGCGGCTCCCTCATGTCCGTTTCTGTTACGGCTTCGGGGAAGTCAAAGCGGCTCACGTGGCAGTAACCAGGGCCGGCTTCAATCTTTCATCTTTCAACGCCAAGTGCATGGGCCTTGGAGTAGT